CCAATGGACAAACTCGTTCAGGACTCTATTCTTTGTTCATTCCTATGGAATGGAATTACGAGGGATACATTGATTCTTATGGCCACCCTGTCTTCGAAAACCCATCAAAAAAAGTGTATGGACCTGATGGAACGCCAATCAAAACTGGGGTTATTGAATACTGGGATAATGAAGTAGAGGGTCTTAAAGATGATCAAGATGGATTAAATGAATTTTATAGACAGTTTCCTCGTACAACTAAACATGCGTTTAGAGATGAATCTAAAATGTCTTTATTTAATCTAACTAAAATTTATCAACAAATAGATTTTAATGAAGATTTAAAAAATTCACTATCAGTTACACAAGGTAATTTTCAATGGGAAAATGGTGAAAAAGATACTAGAGTAATATTTGCGCCAAGCAAACAAGGTAGGTTTTTTATAACATGGGTACCACCATTACAGTTACAAAACAAAAGATTTATAAAAAACGGAATTAATTATCCTGGTAACGAGCACTGTGGTGCTTTTGGTTGTGATCCATATGATATATCAGGTACAGTTGATGGTAAAGGTTCTAATGGAGCTTTACATGGTTTGACTAAGTTTAGTATGGAAGAAGTTCCACCAAATCATTTTTTCTTAGAGTACATCGCTCGCCCGCAAACAGCTGAGATATTTTTTGAAGATGTGCTTATGGCTTGTGTATTTTATGGTATGCCAATATTAGCAGAAAATAACAAACCTAGATTACTTTACTATTTCAAACGCAGAGGCTACAGAGGTTTTGCTATGAATAGACCGGATAAAAAAAGAAACAAATTATCTGTAACAGAAAGAGAAATAGGTGGTATACCTAACTCAAGTGAAGATATAAAACAGGCTCACGCTTCTGCTATAGAAACTTATATAGAGCATTTTGTAGGATTAAAAGAAACAGGATATGGTGATGTATACTTTCAAAGAACTCTAGAAGACTGGGCTAAATTTAATATAAACAATAGAACAACACATGATGCTTCTATTAGTTCTGGATTAGCTTTAATGGCTTGTAATAAACACAGATATTTACCTGTTAATAAAATTGAATTAAAACCAGTTGATCTTGGAATAAAAAGATATGACAACAAAGGAACTTTATCAAAAATTATAAATTAATGAATATATATACTAATACCAATAGTGCTTTCCCTAGTCAAGTAGTGAGTGATGCTGAAAAAGCAAGTTTGGAATACGGAAGTCAAGTTGCTATGGCAATTGAGTACGAGTGGTTTCGCTCAGGAAGAACTACAGGTAATAGATATTTAACTAATTGGAATCAATTTCACCAATTGAGACTGTATGCTCGTGGAGAACAAAGTGTGCAAAAATACAAAGATGAATTGTCTATAAATGGCGATTTGTCTTATCTTAATTTAGACTGGCAACCAGTACCTATATTATCTAAATTTGTTGATATAGTTGTAAATGGTATTTCATCTAAAAGCTATGATATCAAAGCGTATGCTCAAGATCCTGAGTCTGTAAAAGCTAGAACAGAATATGCTTCTAAAATACAAGAAGATATGTTAGCTAGAGAATATCTTGATTCTTTAAAAGACAGTTTAGGCATAAGTTTATATCAAAGTATAGACCCTACTAATTTACCTGAGTCACCAGAAGAATTAGAATTACATATGCAACTTAGTTATAAGCAATCAATTGAAATAGCAGAAGAAGAAGCTATATCATCTGTATTAGCACAAAACAAATATGATCTAGTTAGACGTAGATTAAACATGGACTTAACGGTTTGTGGTATTGCTGCTGCTAAAACAAATTTCAATACTGCTGAAGGTATAACAGTTGACTATGTAGATCCTGCTTATTTAGTTTATTCTTACACAGAAGATCCAAACTTTGAAGATATATATTACGTTGGTGAAGTAAAGTCTATAACAATACCTGAGCTTAAAAAAGAGTTTCCAGGTATTAGCGAAGAAGAATTAAAAAGAATACAGTCAATGCCAGGCAACAGATCATATGTTACTGGTTGGGGTGATTATGATGAAAACACTGTTCAAGTAATGTACTTTGATTACAAAACGTATTCTAACCAAGTATTTAAAATAAAACAAACTGATCAAGGTTTACAAAAAGCTTTAGAGAAAGATGATTCATTTAATCCACCAGAAAATGATAGTTTTGAGAGAGTATCAAGATCTATTGAAGTATTATATAGTGGCGCTAAAGTTTTAGGTACTGATACAATGCTTAAATGGGAACTTGCAGAGAATATGTCAAGACCTTTAGCTGATACTACAAAAGTAGAAATGAATTACTCTATATGCGCGCCTAGAATATATAAAGGACGTATAGAATCACTTGTAAGTAAGTGTATAGGTTTTGCTGACATGATTCAGTTAACACATTTAAAACTACAACAAGTAATGTCTAAAATGGTACCAGATGGGGTTTATTTAGATATGGATGGTTTAGCAGAGGTTGATTTAGGTAATGGTACAAATTATAATCCAGCAGAGGCGCTTAACATGTATTTCCAAACTGGTAGTATAGTTGGTAGATCGCTTACTCAAGACGGTGATTTCAATCAAGGTAAAGTACCTATTCAAGAATTAAGTAGCTCTAGTGGCCAAGGTAAAATACAAAGTTTAATACAAACTTATCAGTATTATTTACAAATGATACGTGACGTAACAGGACTTAATGAAGCTCGTGACGGTAGTACACCAGACAAACAAACATTAGTAGGATTGCAAAAAATTGCTGCAAACGCTTCAAACACTGCTACTAGGCATATAAAGCAAGCTAGCTTATATGTAACTTTAAGAGTAGCAGAAAACATAGCTTTAAAAATAGCAGACGCTTTAGAGTTCCCGCTTACAGCTGAGTCTTTAGTAAATAATATATCTAATTACAATGTTAATACGTTAACAGAAATAAGTAATTTAAATTTACATGATTTCGGTATATTTTTAGAATTAGAACCAGACGAAGAAGAACAACAACAATTAGAGCAAAACATACAAGTTGCTTTACAGCAAGGTGGTATTGACTTAGAAGACGCTATAGATTTAAGACAAATAAAAAATCTTAAGTTAGCTAATCAAATGCTTAAAATTAAGCGTAAGAAAAAAGGTAGAGAAGAGCAACAAAACGCTATACAACAGTCACAAGCTCAAGCAAACGCTCAAGCTGATGCTGCTGAAAAAATTGCAATGTCTGAAGTTCAAAAACAAGAAGCTATATCAGGTTCTAAAGTTCAATTTGAACAAGCTAATAATCAAATGGAGATACAACGTATGCAAATTGCTGCTCAAATAAAGCAACAACAAATGCAATTACAACACAAGTTTGATATGCAGTTAAAGCAGATGGACATGAAAGCTACTAGTGAAAAAGAAGCTGAAATAGAAGATCGTAAAGACAAGCGTATTAAATTAGAAGGTACGCAACAAAGTCAAATGATAAATCAAAGACAGAACGATTTATTACCAATAAACTTTGAAGAACAAGACGGGGCAGCAATGATGCCTAATGTCTAATTATTAATTATTTAATTATATTATATTATGTCAGAAGTAAAAACAAATGAACCTGTTAAACAGGAAGGTGACTTTAAAATAAAGTCTAAGCCTAAAAAACCTAAACAATTAGGTGTTAAAGAACAAGAAATTAAAAAGGTTAACCTTAAAGAACCATTAGTAGAAATACCAAATGATGTTATTAAAGTTACAATACCTAACGAACCAGTTAAAAAAGAAACAGATGCCATTCAAATCGGAGAAACAAAGGAAGTACCTGTGGAAGAACCATCCGGAGATAGCGCAGAGGTGGGAAAACCTATACAAGAGTCCAACGAGACTACTGAAGGGTTTTCTCCGATCAAAGAAGTAACTGAAGAAGAAGTAAAAAAAGTAACAAAGGAAGTTAAAGAAGCTATAAGAGATGAAAAAGTACTAGGCAAAGCTTTACCTGAAAACATTGAAAAGCTAGTTACTTTCATGGAAGAAACTGGTGGGACTATAGAAGATTATACAAGACTCAACGCTGATTATTCTAGTGTTGATGAAAATACTTTACTAAAAGAATATTACAAAAAATCTAAACCTCACTTAAATGCTGAAGAAATAGATTTTATAATGGAAGAAAGTTTCCATTTTGATACAGATCTTGACGAAGAGCGTGACGTCAAAAAGAAAAAACTCGCTAAAAAAGAAGAGGTTGCAAAAGCAAAAAACTTTTTAGAGGAAACGAAAAAGAAATATTACGACGAAATCAAGTTGAGACCCGGCGTAACTCAGGACCAACAAAAAGCTATGGACTTTTTTAACCGCTACAATGAACAGCAAAAACAAGCTGAGCAACAACATGATGTATTTCAAAAAAATACTAAAGAACTTTTTAATCAAGATTTCGAAGGTTTCGATATCAAAGTTGGTGAAAAAAGATTTAAGTATAATATAAAAGATGTAGATAAAGTTGCTGAAAACCAATCAAATATTAACAACCTGGTCAAGAAGTTCTTAGACAAAGATGGTAATGTTAATGACGCGGCTGGTTATCATAAAGCTATATACGCTGCTGATAATGTCGATAGGATCGCTACTCATTTTTATGAGCAAGGAAAAGCTGACGCAGTTAAAGACGTTGTGAATAAGTCTAAAAACTTATCACCTATAAAAGCTAGATCACAACAAGGTGATGTTTTTATAAACGGATTAAAAGTTAAAGCAATTTCTGGTGCTGATTCTTCAAAACTGAAAATTAAAACAAGAAAATTTAACAATTAAAAATTAAACAATTATGAGTTTATCTCCACAATTTGGTTCTATTGTACCAAGTCCAACTCAAACTCCATCACCTTCTGCTTATTTAGCATTTAACGGTGGAGCAAACGACTTTGCACAACAATATTTACCAGAAATTTACGAACAAGAAGTAGAGCGTTATGGAAACAGAACGTTATCTGGATTCTTAAGAATGGTTGGCGCTGAAATGCCAATGACATCTGATCAAGTAATTTGGTCTGAGCAAAATAGATTACACATATCTTACAATGGATGTACTGTAGCTGCGGGTGGTGGCGCTGGTGCTGGATTAGCGTCGGTTGTTACAATTCCTATTGCAGGAACAACTGTAGTAAATGTTATATCTATAAATGATACTGTTGTACTTTTAGACCCTGCTACAGGAGCTGAAGGAAAAGGTATTGTTACAGCTAGAGCTGCTGGAAACGTAACAGTTCAGCCGTTTGCTAATGCAACGTTTAACGCACAAGGAATCACTACTGGTACTGCAACAATTAAAATGTTTGTATACGGTTCTGATTACACAAAAGGAACAACTATTGGAACAGGAGTAGGAAACTCTGCTGCTAGAGTATCTGTTGATCCTAATTTCACGCAGTTTTCTAACTCACCAGTAATCATAAGAGATCAGTACGTTGTTACTGGATCTGATATGGCTCAAATCGGTTGGGTTGAAGTTGCTACTGAAGATGGTGCTTCTGGATACCTTTGGTATTTAAAAGCTGAATCTGAAACAAGATTACGTTTCGAAGATTACTTAGAAATGGCAATGGTTGAAGGTGAATTAAACGCTAACGTTAACGGTGCTGCAGGTGCTTATAGTAACGATATGTTACCAGGTACACAAGGTTTATTTGCTGCTATTAGAGCAAGAGGTAACGTAGAAGTAGGATTTACTGCTGCTGCTGGACTTGATGAATTTGATGCAATACTTAAAAACCTAGATACTCAAGGAGCTATTGAAGAAAACATGTTATTCTTACAGAGACAAACATCTCTTGATTTTGACGATATGTTAGCTTCTATCTCTGGTGGTTTCGCTGGTGGTACTGCTTTTGGTTTATTTGAAAATTCAGAAGAAATGGCTTTAAATCTTGGGTTCTCAGGATTTAGAAGAGGTTCTTATGATTTCTATAAAACTGACTGGAAATACTTAAACGATGCTTCTACAAGAGGTGCTATCGCTGGTATTAATTCAATCGAAGGTGTATTAGTTCCTGCTGGAACATCTACAGTTTATGATCAAATCTTAGGTACTAACATTAGAAGACCTTTCTTACACGTAAGATACAGAGCTTCTCAAGGTGACGACAGAAGAATGAAATCATGGTTAACTGGTGGTGCTGGTGGAGCAATGACTTCAACGCTTGATGCAATGCAAGTTAACTTCCTATCTGAAAGATGTTTAGTAACGCAAGCTGCTAACAACTTCGTTTTATTCCAAGGATTATAATAATCCAACAAATGTAATTCTTACCCTCGTTTTATCAACGGGGGTAATTATTACTTTTATAAACTATTTAATTATATTATATTATGGCTAAACAAGCTAAAGCAGAAACTATTGAGGTTGCACCTCAACCGGTAGCTACAAAAGTAGCGCCACCAGCTAAACCTAGTTGGGAAATAAAAGATAGAATTTACTATTTAAAAGGAAATAAATCTCCTCTAACTTTAACAATACCAGGCAAGCATACAAGAAAACATGCTCTATTGTATTTTGATGAAAAATCAGGTAAACAAAGAGAAATAAAATATGCTACTAATCAAGATTCACCACTAGTTGATGAGCAAAAAGGTGAATGCACTATGGGGCATATTGTTTTTAAAGATGGATTTTTAAGAGTTCCTAAAAACATGCAAAACCTGCAAAAACTACTTTCATTATATCATCCTTTAAGAAATAGAATATACGAAGAGTATAGTGCTGTTGAAGAAGCTATAGATGAATTAGAAGATTTAGATCTACAGATTGATGCTATGAAC